GTATTGAAAATTATTTTTTTTGATTCTTTACGAACAAAAAAACCAGTTGTTATTTCAACATCATTGACATACACCGTAATTTCTTCTAGACCTACTTGTTGTGCGAGAAGAAAAGTGGTGGTGGTTCCATTACCGGTATAAAAACTGTAAATATCTGGATCAACTCGCAACACATTTTCTTGCACCCAATCGCCAGCAGATGCACGAAGAATATTATTTTTTGGAAAAGTAAGTTGAACATCTTCACCATAAAGAAGACGAAAAAGAAACTCATATGATTTGATGTTACCTCTTGCAAGATACAGAGGTAAAACATTTTTGATAAGAAAGGCTTTGTCTGAAATTGCTTCTTGAGGAATCAGCGAAGCAAAACTATTGATAAAACTCTCTTCAAATTCATCTATTGATTCATCAACATCAGAAATATGCCGAAGAGATTTGGCCTTTGTTGTTAGGTCATTCTTTTGTGTGCCTTGTTTTTGTTCAAGAAACTCATAGTAGGCTTCAAGAAAAGTAATAAAAAGAGGATGTTGTTCCCGAACAAATTCAGGAACTTGATTTTCAACAAGTAACGAGGTTTTTAGATCAGATGAATCAGATGACATTATGTTCTTATTGACTCAACTTCTGTGACGATTGAAGACGGATCAGTTTCATCAATTGTAAGTATAGTGTTTCTTACTGACTCAATAACTGTGTCTTCAGCTTCAATTGTAAAATACAGTAGTCCATCTGCGGTAAGAGCAGATAAAACTTTCAGGTCATTGATTTCAATTGTACCTGTATCGTAATTGATTGATCCAATATTTGAATTGATGATTTGACGATTAGCATTTATATCATAAAAAATCACACGAAGAGTGCCAATTCTTGAATCAATAATTGGTACGGCTAATGCTGAAAAACCATCACCAGTAATTGTAACCGTTGCTCGTGTATAATCAATACCACGATTTATCATGCGTATTGAAATAATTCTACCATTCTGAATGACTGCTTCTGCCGTGGCACCAGTTCCATCACCAGTAATTGTAACTGTCGCTTGTGTATAACTATAGCCTGCATTGAGAACTTGAATAGAAGAAATACCAGTAAAAGATTGTGGCGTTTCTTCTATAATTGCAGTTCTTATCACACCAGTAGTATCTGTAACTCTAAACTCTGATGTAGTTAGTTTATTCAACACCGTTCCGCGTTTTAGAGGCACATTGAAGTTGACGGTGTAATTTGAAGAAGTATCCAATTCTGGTTGAACTCTTCTTTGTAAACGAACAGAAGTTTCAGAACCTACAATTGAATTTATATCAACATTGTCAATTTCATCTTGTAGTCTAGACAAAGAAAATGTGCTGTTGAATTTGTTTAGATTTGTATTACGATAAAGAAGAATAGCACTTCTTATTTGATTTTGTAATACCGTAGGTGAAGCCGTAGTCTTTTTTGGATCATATTTTACAGAAGTGTTCAAAAGAATGTATAAAAATTCTGGATCACGAATTTCAGCACTCACCGAAAGAATAGCTTTTGGTGTAATAATTTCGTCAATGATTCTTTGTTTTTCTGTTTCTGAAATGTAGTAGTTTACTTTGGGTTTCAATGAAATCAAAACTTTACCATAAATTGGTGGTTCTTCATCTTCACCACCCCAAATAGAAAGAGAATCTATACTTGGATAATTTCTACGAATAAAAGATTCATAGTCTTTTGTGGTGACAAGTCTGTTTTGTGTCACATACTGAAGTGGTGCAGAGAATTTGATTTCATCAACACTTTCTGGAAGAGAACCACCAGCAGCAACATCAATAACATCCACATCAAAATCAGTTAGAGACTCATTCAAAGAATCAAGTAGTGTTTGACGAGGAACAAATCCATTGGCATTTTGTGCTGCTGGACCATTCGTGACAAGGTATGTAATTGAAACAATGGCACCGTCAGGTATCTTCTTACCAATAATGTCAACACCAAAATAAATTTGATACCGATTGTTTCTTGTTTCTTGTAAAAAGAAAACTTCAGATGTTGGACCTACATCCAGTAACTCTGTGAAGCGAGCAAAAGTTGTTGTGGCACTATTTGATGAAGATTCGGTGACCGTAACTTTGATAGTTGAAGTGTCTACATTTTCATCAGGTAAAGTAAAAATTTGTCTTGGATTGTTTTGTTGGTCGTGTGTAAAATTGTATGTGACCAGTTGACCTTCATAAATTTCTAGATTTTCAAATACAAATTGATTATTAGCTTTTGTAACTGTGGTGTCATCCAATACCACAAAATTATAAGAAATGCCATCAATTTGATTGGCAAGAAAAGAATATCCCGCAGGAATTGTAAGGGTTGATGAAGCTGATGTTATTGAGTTAGCACTAAAATTGATAACTGCTACAGGTGATGTTGTTGAATATGGCGTGTAACCAAAATTCTTAGCATGAGAGACAACAGAATCACGAAGCAGTGCAGTGTCAAGAAATGCCTCATTGGCAACCATGTTTAGATAGTAAGCATTGTAGTGTGTATTATATGCAAGAATATCAAGAAGAACACTCAGGCCAGAACCATCAAAATCATAGTCCGTAAACTGTTTTTGTTGTTGTAGAAAGGTTTTTAGGTTTGATTTGATTGTATCAAAATCAAGTTCCGTAACTCGTAGTCTGTCTGCCATTTTATCTAATTCGTTCTAAAAAGAAATTTATTGTAACTGGATTTGGATCATTTACCAGAAAAAATTCAACTTGAACATTATATCTATTTTGATCTGGAACTGGGTTTACAGTAACTTTTGAAATACTTGCTCTTGGTTCAAAGTTTGTAACGACTTCTGTTATTTCTCTTTCTACTTGAGCTGCCGTAATAGAATCAATCGGTTCAAACAACATTCTACGAAGATTACTACCAAGTTCTGGTTGAAAAGGTCTCTCGTAGTGCTGAGTGAATATCAAATTCTTGATTGAATTGATAATTGCATACTCATTAGAAAAAGAGTTTACATCCTTACGAATAGGATGAGCCGTAAAATTTAGGTCTAAGTCTTTATAACTTCTAATTGTCGGTACATCAACCGAAGCGAGTGTAGTTGTAGTTGCCATCTTTTATTTATCTCAACCTCCAGCAAAAACATTTGGTGAACCTGCAGCAACAGATGTGCATCCCGAAATTGCATCACCAACTCTGCCTGCTCCTCTTCCATTGACAAAAACAGTAGAAGAACCAACTGCAATTGGTGCTGCATGTGCTGGACAAATAGGTACTTCTGGAAGTAGATGTGTTGTATTATCATCTCCTTGTCTTGACCAAGGAATACTATTTACAAACACATTTGGAGAACCTTGCGCTCTGGTCATTCCTGAACAATGTGTAACATCAGCATCACCTATTCTTGTTGCTGCGGGCATACTCTTTCTCCATCAATAGTTGTAATTTTTTATTCCAACTTTCTATCTCTTCGTGTTGTTCCTGTGTATGTGGAGGTTCAGGAACTTCTGGTATAAACCGAATGACATTATCAAACTCTTCGGGTATGTCTTCATACCTTGTATAAGTCTTTAGTTCTTTTCCTATCAATACAACAAATTCGTGGGGCATATAATTTTTATGGGTTGATATCTACTCTTGGTGCTTCAATAGTTATGTTACCTTGATTAGATGCTGCACCAATTTCCATCTCACCACCAGAAGTAACGACATGCTTTCCTCTTGTTCTTTGTATAAAATCACCATTGACTTGGAAAGTCATATTACCTTGAACTGACTGAATAAAGTCTCCTCTTATACCCAATACTGCATTTCCTTCTACTTCAGCATCTAAATCTCCACGAACCAAAGCTGTTGTATCACCTTCAATTTCAAGGTCAACATCTCCACGAACCAGACCATTGACATTTCCAACAACTTCAGCATCTAAATCACCAAGAATATAAGCATCAACTTTACCTCCAATGTCAGCAACAACATCTTGGTCGACTCTAAGAAATGCATTTTTTTGTACATAAACTTCTGCATCACCTTGAATTGTAACACGACAACTACCCATAATGTGAGCAAAGTCTTCACCCATTATAATCTGATAATTATTTCTTGTGACTTTTTCTACCTTATCGCCATTTGGAAACATCTCTTGAAAAGAACCATTGCGGTGTGCTAAATGTATTCTTTCTCTTCTTGGTGTATCATCAAACTCAAAAATATGACCTGACTCTGTTTCCATTACATTGTTGTATGGATAGACAGGACTGTAAACTGTATTTGGTTCGTTCCATTCTCTTATTTTGATTTGTGTTTCAGCATATTCAATTGGAAAACCATCTTCATCTTTTGTTATTTCTTCATCAGGAATAAATCTATCTGAAGCTTCTTGGCGAAGAGACCTATCTCCTATAACATCACCAGGTTGTGTTTCTTTAGGAGGTGCAGGTTTTTCTGTTGGATTTATTTCTTCTGCTTCAGGTTTTGTATACTTGACGGTATTGTAAAGTAAAATTCTTTTATCTGTTGTGCTTCGGCGTTCATTGATAAAAGTTTGTTCAATGGTTTCATTTCTTGCCAAACGAGAGGTTGAAGGTTCATCTAAACGAAATGGATAAGTGGTTGCTGAATTTCTTTCTTGAATTTCTATACCTTTTCCGTCAAGATTATATTTCTTTGATGCTGGTGTTCTAGGTGATGCTTGAAGTTCTTCTGGTGTTCTTGCGTCATTGAAAGCCTTTTTACTGTCACCAGCAGTCAATGGAATATTTGGCACCGCACCAATAATCACTGGTTCTTGTGCATTTTCACCATCAACAAAGAAACCAAAGACCATATCACCTTCTTTTGGTGCATAGGTGTGAACATGATTGGTCGGCAGAGAAGGCATTGCCCAAGGAAGAAAATCTGTTGGAAGCAATGCTTTATCATCTGAGTGCCAACCAACACAGCGAACACGACACCGACCAAGTTTGAGTGGATCGTTTCTTGCTTCTACGACACCGAACCACCAAATAAAACCGTTCTTACCAGCAAAATCTTTATTTTCATCAAGCATAACTTAGAACCTGTGCAGTTTGATTTGGGTTTGAAACAGGTATCACATCATTCTCACTAGATGTGGTTGCAACTTCAATGATGGTTTCGTGTTTTTCATATCCAATAATGTGTCTTGAACCAATGATGATATACTTACCTGTCAAGCTCTCATCTTTGTTTTCATCACCTTTTTCTTTTATACCAAAGAATGGAGCTTCTACTCTCACATTGAAACCTGAACTCAATTGAAAGTTTCCTGGCATTGTAATCTTGATTCTTTTGGACATTAGATTTGAAAGAATCGCTTTTCTTTGAAAGACATAATTTTCAGTATCATCAAGTTTTGAGAGTGATGCTGGGTCATTTCTTTTGATATAGTTACTAAATTTACGACCTGTACCAAAAATACTTACAGTCTTTCTTGCATCAAAGGTGTTCTCGTTTGTTTGACCACCACGATTCTGAATCACTGAAAAGTTTGGATTTTTATTACCATGACTCATTGTAGTGTAATGGTCGGCATAACTTATTGGTCTTGAACTAATTGACCTTGTCATTGGATCAAAACCAATGAAACGACCAGCATTGACACCCATTCTTGTCTTTTCAATTGAATCGTTTTGTGTTACGACCTCAAAACTTCTTGCTGTAGATATTTCACTGAAAGCATCAGAACCAGGTAGATTTTTAGCTTCAAATTTTATATCAAGAATATCTTGTTTTGTCAAAAGAGAAGAAAGAGAAATAAAATTGAAACCTGCAATGTTTTGATAGAAAAGATAGTTTGGTGAGTTTCTACTGTCAACAGCTCTTTTGGCACACCACTCTATAGCCTCAAGCGGTCTTAGATTTGGTATGACTATTTTTTTGATACCAAAACTACTTTCAAAGAAACCTTTTAGGTCTTTTTGTGGCACCCTCAAATAGTTTTCAAGTATTCTACCTACAACTTGTGTATAAACATTTTCGTAAGCTTGATTTATTCTTTGTTGATCCGAATACATGAGTTCATCTGTCACAAAATTCAGAATATACATTTCACTATTCATACCTTCATTTGTTCGGTTAGCTTGTTTGTAAATGCGAAATGATCTTTTGTATGAAGCAATATCACTTTTATCATCTTTTACAATGTCAATCAATAAAGATTCAGAACCATCAAATATCAAACGACCAGAAAGTCCAATTGAATCACGAATAAGAACACTGCCACTTATCACAGGTGAGAAGAG